CTCCATTTACACCGAAGTTCCCCTCACTATTTCCTCGCGGGTAAGCGGGTACCATCCCGGATACCTTGAAGGCCGATAATACGATAGCCGTAAAAAGGATGGTCTGCAACGGGAACGTAAAACCGTTTCCCATCGTAGATATCATCCCTAAACGGACTAGCGTCCCATCAGGGAGTCTCGAGTGCGTACTCCGGTACTTTTCGAGCCAGCCTAAGAAGCTGGCAGGTAGGTACTTACGGAGCATCGCTATCGAGATCGAATCGGAAGCACTACTCAAGTCAATTGTAGAAAAAGACTCAAACAGGCTACCTTTTCGCGCAAGCTCTCTATTCTTGAACTGCTGAGTCTCCAGGTTAATACCCCAGAGATCCTTCAGCCGAGAGGACAATATATTCCCTAGACCCAACTGATAAAACATGTTCAGGAGGGGCTCGGTACATATTGTCCGAGAGATTTCGTCGTTCTTCGGTACAAAGCTCAAACGATTCCCTGCCACTATCTCCGGTTCGCCATGTGAAGCTACCCGAGTTAACTCGGAATTAGCCCATTCAGGGAAATGCCGGATATAGCGCTTATACCAAAAGTATAAGGAAGCAGAAGTACAGGAGAGTCGACTGGAGAAAAACTTCGTATAGAAGTCTCCTCCAGGGGACCCAATCGCCGCCCCCGGACCAAACGCGCCTCGTTTGAGGACGTCAAATTCGTGGGTAACGATAGGATGTAAGCCCTGATGCCAAAACTTATAGATGAAGTCTTTAAACTCACCTAGCAGTAAGTCATCGTAAGGCCTTTCATCCAACCTGCTCACCCAATTCTCGCAGGCAGAGTTTACCTGTAAGAATTTATCGAGGGCTCGCTGCTGTTGCTCTTCACCTTGCTTCGCTTCATATTTCTTCATGAAGCTAGCAAGAATAGAGGTAGCAGCTCGCTCCCGAAAGGTGATCCCTGGCCAGTCCACATACCCTTTGTCATAAGACTTGAGTACGTGGGGCAGCTGGTCGTGGATATCTGCGCGCAGTTCTGTATAAAGAGCATGAGGGCGAATGCCCATAAATGCCTCACAGGAAGATGTGAAACTTCAACTGAACCCCATATAGGCAGCCACTTCTGGATGCTTCATAATGAGGTAGAAAGTACACAAGTCTCGGAAGACAGTGTACAAGAAACGACACCATTTCTTACGAAATGATGCCGGTGACGAGGGTATGCCCATAGTCATCGGACTCCTCTGCAAGGAGACCGAGCATGTTGCTTACCGCGGCACGGATGTTGATCGCGTCAACCAATTCTGCCCCGGCAGGAATCTCGGCGATGAGCCGAAGATTCATGACACGAACAGTATTGGAAGAATCGATATAAACACCCTTCCGTTGAAGAATCTCAGTCCTGTTCAGAGGCACGTTTGGGTAAGCCCCGTTTATCGGGTTAGGAGACGGGCGGGCCTTGTAAGGCTCGCGACGAATCAAAACCGAAAACGGATCGCCCGCACCGTGCGCCCGCACATTGGTCTGGGTTCCGCCAAGGGCGGAAACCACCCACTGCTTGGATCGCGTATCAGGGGCAAAATCCGTTACGTAAGTATACGTAGGCGAAGTTAAGCCCGTCTGAGTGCTTCCGGTAGTTGTAAGATCAGGTGAAAAGGGCATGGTGTACCTCTAAGTACGTGAATGGAAGGGAAACTGCTAGGGTGCCTTAGGCCCCAGCAATTCGTTTGCTAATGGACTTGGCTGTCGCCGCCAAGGCAGTGAGGTTTACCCACTGCGACCAATTGCCCGGTACCTTCAACGTCAAAGACGGAGAGGGTGCTGAGCCAACGGCACGGCGGCTAATGCTAAATACATCAGCTTTGTAAGAGCCTCCCGAACCATAGGCTTGCATCACATATCCAGCACTTAAGGAGCCAGAGCACTCGATTGCCCCGTCAACGGTACGGATACCGCGGACGGTAGTAGTCATAGTGGTGGCGCCAGTGCTGAGAGAGCGATAAGCCCATGACTCAAGTATTTTACCAATATTAGTAAAATAGTCAACGAGGAAAGAGTAAGGAATAAGTTCCCACAGAGTGGGAACAAACTCCCAAGGTGAAACTCCATAGCGGTGAAGATTACCATATCCGTCGCCTTGAAGATGGCAGATGCCATAGATCTTGGCCTGGATATCAGTTTGATCACCGCCTGAAGCCACTACTCGAATGATGTTCCAATTCTCCACAAACTGTTTGTTATACTGCTGGAGAGACGTACTGTCGTAACCATATCCGCGAACCATCTCAAAGAGAGGGCGCACGGCATTGGAATCGAAGAACGCATCAACTGCATTGTCACAATCAGAGATGAGAGGTCGGAGACCAAACGAGTACTCTAACCAGGTGTCACCAACGACTCCCATAGCTTTCGCTACTTCCTTGCGGTTGCGACCTCGGTATCCTTTCGTTCTCTTGTTAACAGAACGAAGATAAGACCCGACGTAGCCTTTAAGGGAGGAGAAGGGCGACTTCAGCATATTAAACGTCTCGCGCAACTCACCTCCAGTTACCATACCCTTGAACTTGGTATGGGCGGAGGCGAGCGCTTGATAGTAATTGCTGATTGCACGGCTCTCGGTTTGCGACGTACTCACTCCAACTATGGAAGGGAATCCATAATTGCCAAGTAAGTATCCGGAGCGAAAATACCACGTCCAATCGGTGTGAGGGGCTGGCAAATACTTCCGTTCGCCAAAAGCGAATCCGTTAGTAAGGGCCCGCCTCTGTGAAGAAACATATAAAGGAGTCGAGCAGTTGATCCCTTGTGCAATCATAGTACGCCAGCCACGCCCAGCCGTGATGTCCTTTTCGACGGTCGTAACGGACCCAAGGGTCCCTTTCGTCGTCGAAGTAGACGTCTGGTTGGGATGCGACTTACCTACTACGCGATTGACATAGGACCAATTGCTGTTCTCTCGACGTGTTTCAACAACGCTTGTCATGGTATACTCTCCTCGCCGCACCCGGTAACGGGTGGAAGAGACCCGTAAGGGTCAATCAGTGAAGGGAAGGTCCGAAGTACTATTTGAAACGGTTATCCGCTCCATAGCACAGAGTCCCAACCCCTCACTGTATCCTAAATCCACAGTTTGATGAAGAGCAAAAAATCCCCGAGCACTCCCACGCATGTGGGAGCAAGTCTCGGAAACCTTTTTGCTGCCGGATTCTAGCAAAGCTTCGAATCCAAGCTGTGTATATGCCACACTCACTAACCGTAGAAGCTCAAAGCGGTTCTCC